ATGTCGTAGTGACGAGGGATGTCCCATGAGTACCCCGGAGACGGGGGCAGGAGGGCATACGAACCGTCGCCCCGGAAGTCCAAGCCTTTCACCGCTGGCCAGTCGGGGTCCATCTCCCTGACATTGCTACCGGCACGGGGGCCACGGCGCTTGCCGTCTCGCGGGTGCGCAAAATAATAATGTCGCCCGCGCTTGGTCTCGGCTGAGATCGGAGACTGCATCTGCTCGGCTATGCTGGCCCTCAGGGCCTCGTCGCTGTCGCAGTCCACCACCACGACGCCAGAGATGGCGCCAGTAACCACGGCAAGCTGAGCGCCAGGCCAGCGGTCGAACCAGTCGATCACCTCTTCCTCAGTGGCGTGACGCTCCTGAAATTCTCTCCACTCCACACAGGGTTTCTTCGTGTCCGGGTGGATCGGAATGACCGACCAACCCTCGCCGCCATCCAGATACTCAAGCGCCTTCGCTACGATCTCCCGCATCGCCTGCCACCTCCACTGGCTCGAAGTATTTGTTCAAGTCAAGATCGGGGCGCGCGCTCTTCAGAAGGGCCAGATTTTCAGAGGAAATGTAGCCTGAGCGGATCCATGAATATGGCGTCGTGCGAGCCTTCCTGACCATCTTCGCGACGGCTGAAGCGCCCCCGAGATCGGAGACGAGTCTGGCGACATTGATCCTGAGGTCCTGCATCCGTCGATCTTTTCACTTGCAACGATTGTCAAAGATGTATTACACCGTTTGGTGTCTAGCAAGCACCAATGAGGGCAGCATGTCAGGGTCGAAAGAGAAGTTCGAGGAGATGTTCTCAGAGGGCGAGAGTAAGGAGCCGGAGTGGGGTAAGGCTCGTTCGCTCAGCCCGTCTGACAAGGATTTCTTGGATAAGATCTCCGAGATGTCTCGCGAATACTCTCTCAAGTCCATTCTCGACAGCGCCTCAGGTGGCCGGATCCACGGGTCGATCAAGCCGCCGAGGACATACAAGTTCGAGCCTGCCCGCGTCACCCATACGCACGCCCCATCTAACATAACGGAGTGGGCGGAGCGCGTGGTCTCGATCCAGAAAGAGATCAAGGAATACCGGGCGAAAGTGAAAGAAATCAATGCCTTGAAGCGTGAAGCTGAGGCAGAACTTGAAAGCCTTCTGGAGAAGAAGCCCTGATGTTCAAGGTCAAATCCACGAAAGATCTCGCCGTTGGGGGCCACAAGGTTCTGCTCTATGCGCACCACGGCTTTGGCAAGACATACCAGTGCCGCTTCTACCGAGAGCGATACGGCAAGGGGCTGATCCTTTCCGGCGAAAGCGGCCTCAAGTCCATCGAGGACTGCGACATCGACTATGTGTCTTTCTCCTCGTGGGATGGGCACCACGATCCGGATGCCGAGGTGTATTCATTCAAGGGCATACTTAGGATGATCAAGACTCCCGAGTTCGAGGAGGCTGGATACAAGTGGATCGCCATCGACAGCCTCACCGAGCTGGCCGAGAGAGTCCACCAGCACGTGGAATATGAACACCGAGACAACACGAACAACTTCGCCATGTGGGGCGACTACTCGCGCATCATGATCGGCGCCCTCAAGATGCTGAGGGACATGCCGTTCCACGTCTATGTCACGTGTCTCGCCAAAGAGAGCGAAGACGACAACGGTCGCGCCCAATACTGGCCGCACGTGAAGGGTAACTCTGTCGCACAGCAGATCCCCGCGCTCTTCGACCACGTCATGTGCGGCGTGCGTGAAGTCCATCCGAACGCTGACGGGTCGCCAACCGTGATCCGAAGCATGATCACAGATGAGGTCAGGGGCTGGCACGGCAAGACCCGAGACCCGAAGAGACGACTGAAACCCATCGAGAATGTTTCAGACGTAACCGAGCTTCTGGAGCGTATGTCCATGTCGGACGAAGACTTCGAGAAGCTCAAGTCATCTATCTAGGAGGTGTAAAACGATGACTACTTGGCAAGGATTTGATGCGCTGGACCTGAGCGGTGTCGAGGCGAGCGCGGGATCGTCCCGCCTTCCGCCCGGCTCCTACATCGTCAGGGTGGACAGCGCCAGCATGGCGGGCGAAGGCCCCAAGCGCATGGTGCAAGTGAAGCTTGTGGATGAGGCCGGGCACGGTGACATCACCACGAATTTCAACGTCGCGAACCCGAGCGCAGAAGCCGTGCGGATCGGCCTGTCCCAACTCAAGGGCTTCCTCATCTCGGCTGGCCATCCGAACCCCGACAAACCCGGCGACATCACCAGCCTCAAGGGCCTGACTTGCTCCATCGTGGTGGGCATGGGCAAGCCGTGGACCAACAGAGACGGCAAGTCTGTCCGGACGTCGGAGGTCAAGAAGTTCGGAGAGGCGACCGCAGCCGTTTCCGGACCCACGCCAGGCGCCGTGGCCTACGAGGAGGTCGGCGCCGGTAACGTGGTCTCCATGAACAGCAGGTCCGGTCTGCCAGACGACGTCATCCCGTTCTGACCGACAGTGACACCAGACGAACTCAGGGAGCGCATATCTGAAGCGCACAAGAATAAGCGGCGGAAGTCCAACCCCCGCGAATACATTGGCGCTTCCGGCATTGGATCTCCATGCGACGCCTCCCTTGAGTTCTCCCTTAGAGGCTTCCCGGACAATGATCTGGACGGGAAGCTTCTTCGCATTTTTGAACTGGGCCACAAGATCGAGGACATGGTCGTCGCCGATCTGAAAATGGCGGGGATGTGGATCTCCGAGAAGAACCCAGACACCGATTACCAGTGGGCATACCGAGACCTGGGTGGCCACGTGAAGGCCCATGTCGATGGCCTCTGCACCACGGGGGCCGAAACAGACGAGCTGATGATCCTTGAGATCAAGAGCATGAACAAGGCCAACTTCGCCAAGTTCATGAAGCACGGAGTAAAGGTCAGCCACCCGAAATACTACGACCAGTGCCAGACTGTCATGGGCATGGCCAAGCTGAGCAAGACCTTCTTCGTGGCATACTGCAAGGACAACTCGGACTATCACCACGAAATCGTTGAAGCCGACCCGATCCACCAGTCCTTCTTGTCGTCCCGCGTAGAGAAGGTGTTCGAGGGCAGGGCGGAAAAGATCTCAGACAGCCCTGAAGACTGGAGGTGCCGGGGGTGCTTCAAGTCTGAGTCGTGCTGGTCCGACAAGGTGCCCGAAGTTAAGTGCTCGACCTGCAAGTTCTCAAAGCCATGTCAGAAAGGCGGTTGGCATTGCACGAAGTGGAACGAACCAGCCACCAAGCCATGCGGGTCCTACGAGGTGTGGAAGCCCCTGCCCAAAGGATCAGCGAAGTGAGTTGCGGAGCCTGTCGATCACAGTCTTGTCGGCCTCTGACCAGCCGAACACACTGTCCAAGACGGCGATAAGGCTCCTCCCAGAGCTGACGGACTCCTCACCTCCATCCGTCAGAAGCGCCCTTGCGTGGTCCTCCGCGTAAGGGCGCACCCTCTCAGAGACAGACGGATCAATTTGGCCCGAGCCAGTCGCGCAACCAACCAGCGTCAGACTCACTATCGCCAGTGCTGACATCCGCATTGTTCAGATCCTCGTGTATGCCAATCGTCTCACGCGCATCAATGTCGCGCTGCCGCTCGGCCTGGACGTAAAGCCCCATCAGGAAAGAGGCGGCAGCCAGGAGGACAAAGAGCCCCGCAAAGTAGGGCAGGGTTTTCATCATCATCGGCTCACCTCTGGGCGAGAGACCGTGGGCCGACCGCCGCCTCCACCACCTCCGGGGGAGGAAGCCTCTCCAGCGACAGTGTCCACGACACCCTCCCTCGCGCCACGTATGCCGCCAAGAACCGGCACGCGGGTCGCGATCTCCCGAACAGCAGCTCGCTCCTTGGAGTTCGTCGTCTCCTCACTGCCAAGCCACTCTCGGCGCGGGTTGTCGAGGGCACCGCCCGCGATGGTCGTCCCGGCTGTGACAAGGCCAAGAGTCGGACCACCCAGAAGGCTCAGAACCCGGACCTGGCCGTAGGCCCCGTTCTCAGCCTGATCCGCAACGCCGGTCAGAATGTCGCCCATGAGGCCGAGACCACCAGCCGTCGCAGCGCCCTGAAGATACCAGGCCAGAAGCTCGCCCTCGATGCCGCCATCCTCGCCGAAGAAGTTGCGGTCCCGAAGCGCGGCCTCCCGGTTCTCCTCGCCGCCACGCATCTGCACGTAGTCCTTCGTCATGGTCACGCCGACACCAGCAGCCGGGGCAATCGTGGCCATATACATCAATGGCTTGAGGTTCGGAGGGTCAGCCATGGCCTCGCCAATCACATGGTCTCGGATCATCCTGTGCATCTGAAGCGGGAAAGACTTCAGCTGCATGATCAGAGAGCCCGCCCAGGTGCGGCCCCAGACAGGGATGTCATCAGCGTTCGGGGAGAAGGCAGACTGATCGGCGAACTTCACGACAGCCGTCCTGAAGGCGTCGTTGTCCTCCATCAGCTCCGCCCTTGTCTGAGGGTCGAAGATGTTCTTGTGAGACATCGGGCCATCCGGCAGGAAATCGCCGACCCCCATGGCCACGAGTGACCGATGTGCGATCCGGTAGTCCCGATTCTGATCCTTGGGGTGAAGACCAGGCGTGTAGTTGTCCAGCGCCTTGGCCTGCATCGCGGCGTAGTAGTTCACGCCAACCGAGGCAGACAGGTTCCTGACGATGTTGGTCCACGGCGTAAGAAGTGTGGCATTGAAGAAAGCTTTCTGAGTGCGCGTGTCAGCGCCCCCATAGAGATTCGTCATGCGGTCATGAGTGACGTTCTCCATGGCCGCGCCGATCTCGCTTATGGCGCGGCGGTAATGCTTGTCTGTCGCAGCCATATACATACCCTTCGTCCACGCGCCGAAGTCGCCGCTCCGGATGAGGGCTAGAAGCGGCTCACCAAGAGACGTCAGCGTGGTGAAGGACAGCAGGGTGATGTTGTTGAAGCCACGGATGCTGCGCGCCGCTTTCATTCCCTTGTCGCTGTCTCCAATGACAGACGAGTTGTTCATCACGCGCATCGCGTTCTCGATGAACCTGATCTCTCGCGCAGGAAGCTCAGTTCGCTTACCGTTGAAGTCGTCAAGAGCACCAAGGATCGCCTCCGCGCGCCTGGACCATGTGATCGGCGGCTTCCCACCCGGACCCTTGGGCGCAACCCGGTCCATCATCGCGCGCGCAGCCCCAGGGCCAGCTGTCTGGTGAGCCTTCACCAGGTCAGCCGCGAACTTCTGAGCCTCCATCTCACGCCCAGAGAATGGCGCGGCAACCGTGATCTTGTAAGACTGCTCGGCGGGCTCGTTGTCCTTGACCGTCGTGTAGTTCTCGTTGAACACCTTGTTCGTGGAGAGAAGCTTGGCGATCCCGGCCTGACCTTCGTCAGCCACCGTGATGTAGTCGTAGAGGGCGTGGCTCTTCTGGCCCATCTTCTCCACGAACACCTTGTGGCGCGTTGTCCCGTCAAGATACTTTGTCAGGAGAGCGTCGAGGTCGTTCTCAAGGAACGGCTCAAGAGCCTCCAAGGCTTCAGGGTGCTTCTCAAGCTCGATCACACGGTTGTATTTAAGTGCGTCGAGAGTGGTTCCGCCGCGACTGCTCGCGCTGAGTGCGCCGACAGGGATTATGTCGCCGTCAGAATACTCGCCGTCGTTGGCCACCTTCTGATGGATCTTGTTAGCAAAGGACATGGCGTCGTTTGGATCCGGGACGCGGCCAGCCTTGGTCTCGGCGATGTTGTAGTAGTTCACCATCCCGTCGAGAAACTTCTGCTTGCTCTCTGCGCTGCGATTGATCAGATCAGACGCCCACATCTGAGGGCCAGCGTAGTTCCCGCGACGCCCGAGCTGAACGCCAAGATCGCGAAGCTCGTCCCACTCGTCGTTAAAGATCTTG